ATACCCACTTGAGTCCATTCAGGATTATTTAATAATTCTTTTGATAATTCATACACATCTTCAGGATTAGCATTATAATAATCGCCGTGTATTCTAGCTATAGTGGTTTTTTCAGCACCCTTTGCTATTCTTAACCCTCCTTTAGCTGCAGTTTTAAACTCAACATTTTTTAATACTGCAGTTTGACCATATCCAAGAACAGCTCCACCTTGTTTTGTACCATCGTGTAAAGATACAACCCAAGTATCGTAATTCTCATAAGCAGGAATGTCTAATCGAGAACCAACTCTTGTTCCATCAGGTATACTTTTATTTATACCGACTATACCTTTTTCTACTTTATCTTTATTAAGAGAACCTACAATTTGTGTTAGTGTGGGGAATTGAGGAAAATTTTTATATGTTATAAGTTTTATAGGTTGATATGCTTTTACTGTTCTTCTATATTCTCCTGATGTTATTTTTCCTTCACTTAATTTTTCTGCTGCTTCTTGAACTTCAGGAACTCTTTTTTGTTTTTGTTTAACTTTGTTTTCTTTTTCCCATTGTTTTTTTGCATCTGTATTGTTTATTAATTTTTCAGCTTCTT